TGCTGGATAAGCAGAATTTTTCCGGTTTCCTCATCCACAACAATCATGCTGACTGCCACATTGTACATCGGGAACCGGCCGCCCAGTGCGCTGCTAGTGCGTCTATATGCTATCTCTAGAGCTATCTCTAAGGTTATCTCTAGTGCTTTACATTGTGCCGATTATATGCTACGCTGCGCGCTCCCCACTAGGGCGCACATCCACTACCCACCACTATCCGCTACACTCCGCCACTTAGCGCTATCTCTAGAGCTATCTCTTCACCCTTACTTTCATTCGAAAGCTAATCTGAAATGATGTTACAGGAGTAGGAGGGTTTTAGGGAACTACATACATACTACTTACTACTATCTACTCACTAGGTAGTCACTAGGTATTCACTAGGTATTCACTAGTATGTCCCAGTGCCTACGCAGTAGGCTGACATACCTACACAGTCACCGCATCACTCCGTGTCCTTTCACTACGTACGGACACTACGTTCTGCTATATGTAGTAACGTGTAGTGTTGGTTAGTATTGGTTAGCACTAGCTAGTATTGACTAGTAGTGGGCTATCCCTAGAGCTATCCCTAGAATGGAAGCATTGGCTAAGTATTTGCCCTGCTTACCCTTTTTGCTCTCAGAGATAAATATTTGCAAAAAGTATTAAAAATTACTTGCTTCTTTTGGTCTGTTGGCGCTATAGTTCAATCACCGGGAGGCACTGAGGTGCTGAACGGGGCAGAGTCGGGAGATTCAGCCGGATTAAAGCTAGATAGTGTGAAGGGTTAGATACTCGATAAAAAGAGTTGACACCGCGAAGAACATAAGCTAGATTGAATCCCGAAGCAAGCAGTAAACTGATTTGCGGGGAGGCCCAGTACCTTGACTGGTACATTGACGACCAAGCCTATACAATCAGTGTAGTGAAGATGTAACGTCAAGAGCTGAGACGGCAAACGGCTGGGGCGCTGAGGCGCTGCCCCTTAAAAGAATAGCGCCGAGACCTGAACCACAGGTTCCACGGTAGTGCAGTGGGTAACAAGGTGAAAGATTAGCGTCCAGCTAGATACTGCTAGGGCGTTAATCTTTAACTTTGATGGAGGACACAATGAAATATCGTGAGAAGTTAGCACAACAATTCGCTGGGCTTGAGAAGTTAACAGGCTCAGAATTACGTAAGCGTCGAGATGCTCTTAATAAATCCGGCTATATGCGTACCAAGCAATCTGCGACGTTCAGTACGAATGTGCGCGGTAAGACCAAAACAAAGGGTAGTAGCAAGGCTCCGCAAGGTTGGTACACTGCCGGGCAGTTCGGACGCTAATTACAGCCTATAGCATCCTGCGGGGTGCTATATGAAGTAATTCGTTAAGTAAATCATTAAGTAAACAACCGATAACCGATGAGGTGTATCATGACTAACTCAGTAACTAATGCAACCGCTAAAGTATTCAAACTAACCGCTGCGGGTAGCATCCGTAAAGCGCTGGGCGACGTAGTGGAAGCAAAGCGCAATATCACTATCAGTGCACTGTTTCACGGTCTGATTAGTAGTAACGTTTCATGGGCGATGGATATGCAGCGTAGCGATGCCGCTGACTTTGATATGGTGCTGCGTACTTTGTTACCTATCAAATTTAACAAAGAGTCCGGCAAGTACGAGTTCCATGCCAAAAAGTGCTATGCATCAGCGGAGAAACTGGGTATTGAGCTGGACAGTGTGCGTCTGGATTATAAACAAGCGGATAAACAGGGCCGTGAAGTTATTGTAAACAACTTCTATAGCGCCTGTATGGCCCTGTACGCTGCCGAAGCTGAACAAGTGAAGAATGATGCACTTGATGCCGATGCAGTGCGCCTGCAAGCTCTGGGGCGCGTTAAAAACGCTATCAAGAAAGCTAAAGAGACTGGCGTAAGTGACGCTGACCTTGTGTCTATGCTGGTATCGCAGGGAGTGGATGTACGCGCTGTACTGGATTCAACGTTGAAAGCTGCTGCGTGATTTCTCATAGGGTATTCTAACGAGTACCCTAGAGGGCAATCATGCCACGTCAAAGGAGAGTAAACTATGCCATACCGTAACCGCGCCCAACGTCGTGCCGATGCTGCCGAAATGCGTAGCAAACGTAAACCCAGTGCCGCCCAGAAGTCACTAGCGCGTCCTAGTCGTCAGAATGCCATCACTGGGGGCTTGATTAAACTGAGCGACTTCTATTCGCGTATTGGTATCAGCGTACTTTAGTAGCAAGCCTATAGCGTCCTATGGGGCGCTATGCGAATGCAACTAACGTACGAGGTTCCATATGAAAGCAATACTGGTTTATCCTGGGCATGAACTCTGGCCCGTGTGGTGCAATCGGATATACGTGGAATACAACTACACTGTGGTTATATTCTCTGACAAAGACACTAATCAGGAATCCCCCTTAGAATTTGTGGATACCTACACCGAAATGGCGGCGCGCACTGTGCTGGACGCCGTGAATCTTGGCATTATCAACGACTGGAGACAACTTTATGACTAGTATTGTCAATATCATTGTTACCAGCGCCATGCTGGTGCTAGGCAACGACGTGAATAACCCAGTGCCCTATTGCACTGTACACGTTCAACAAGGGCAGCATCAAGAGCAGCAACCACGCCCCGAGTATGACCTCTTTGAAAATCCAGAGGGCGGTTGCAAGGCATTAGGTGCTCGTATACTCAAGGCAGTGCGAGAACAAGAACCCAACGTTGCGGTAACTCTGACCGTGGACGGCGTGAGCAATAACGGCATCTGAGGTAAGTATTGAGGTGGGTATGTACGGAAAGAATCCAGAGGTGCTGCTGATGCGTAAGCAGCAACCAACAATCGACGGACTGGCGCGTGAATACAGCGCAAAAGCAGCGCTGCGCCAGCATTATGAGAAACAAGCAAAGCGGCTGGGTATGACCCTGCGCGGTTACTGTCACCGTTTTAATGTGCGAGGTGTAATATGAATGAATTAGTTGCATATGACTTGTACAAGCGCCCGAACGGGTTACTGTACAGGGTGCCGCTGTATGGTACGCTGCACGAGCACGCTGAACACTATAGCAATCCTCTGCAGCGGTGGTTGCAGTCAGACCACACAGTTGGCGGTATAGTATCCAGCGACAATAGCACACTCGTGGCTCGCAATGTAGTATTCAAGGATTAAGTATGCTTACAGTAGACGAAACAGCGCTACTGTGCTGGCGCTTGCTAGAAACACAGGGCAAGTGCGGCTGCCCGTGGGAAACATTCAAAGAGGTGCCCAATGAACTCAAAAGAATCGTACCGGTCGAGCGCAGACTCCTCCGAGTTCGTAAGCAGGACTCTACGGTGGTGCTCACCACCTATCGGGAGTATACAGAACCTGCCGCGCGGAAACTACAAGAGCATATCGAATTTGATGTGGTTGCAGCGCTACGGAAGTATGGATATCGCGGAGCTTATACGCAATTTAGAAGAGCACTCCGCTCCTACTACAAGCAGCGACAGCTCTCTGCGTGGTATGCGCGCTGAACTTTTAATGCATGATGAGATACTATTAACACCGGAGACAAAGAAAATGCAAGAGACTAACAAAGTAACCGTAGACGTAAAAGTACCTGCCTATGAGAGTTGGACCATCAAATTTCCAGAAGGGGCCAATGCTCTTCCACTGAAGGAACAGATGTACTCTTCCGGGGATTACTGGTGCCAACTTCCCTACCTATCAACTCAAGGCCGTGCGCGCGTGCAAAGTAACAAAACCCGTGCGCTTTTGAATGGCTTTTATATGTTGTCAAGGGTGCTGCCGGGGTATCTTGTAGCACTCGGCAACTTTACAGCTGCAGGAGAGGATTTGGGTGGGTATGTTGGGCCGCTGGGCACGGTTGATATTAGTGACACTCTCCTGCATAAGCTCTTTGACTGGGCAGGTACCTGCGACCAAGCATTCGGTTTATCTAGCAGAACCTTCTATGATGGCCCTGACGTAGTTACAGAGCGTGTAGTAGAAGCGGTCCAATACTTTACCGGATACAAGGTGCACAAACAGGCTATAGAGTTGTTCGAAGAGATTATGCTAGCACCTACCCACTCCCTCCGGGACAAATACCTTTGTGGGTACAGTGTGTATGATGGGGACTATTGGGCAGCAACCTTGCTTATGCAGTTGCACGGATTTGTAGTGTCTAGATTTGCAATCCCTCTAGGTTTTGGCTTCCGCAACGGTGAGCCTGTAGTAATGCTGGGGCAGCCGCGATTACACAAAGACTACGCCGCTGTTACTGAGTATCGCTGTGTAGAGATGCGGGCAGGCAAGTGGCTCGCTAATTATTACGGAGGCGGTGTAGACTTCCGGGAATGTATTGAAGACCTCAAAGCTATGAACGTGGAGCCTACTACATATCTTTGTAAGACCGAACGGGAGTGGTACTACGCATACGAGAATGGCCCTCGTAGCTGCATGACCGGATACGACTTCGAGGCTAGCCCGGTGCGTGTATATGCCACGACTAGTCACGGCTTGCCGGACAATAATCTGCGCTTGTTCATCCAGTATACTGGTGAACTTTTTGGCGATGACTTTAAAGTACACGCCCGCGCTATCGTTAACATCGAAACCAATGAATACGTCCGTGCATACGGGGATGCTGCGGACGCCATTCTACGTGCTAATGGGTATGAGCGAGATACAGACTGCTTAGATGGTGCAATGCTGGCGCGTATCCCACACCCTGAAAATGAAGGTGCCGTGCTTATGCCGTACTTGGATGGGAACCAAGACGGGGTGGATGAATTGGGTGGGGATGCATTCTGTATCTGCGACTGCTACGACTATGAAGCGCAGGACGCTGATGGGTACATTTGGATTGATGATGGTCGCAGTGCTTGTGCGGAGTGTGGGGGACGTTTCGACGAGGAGGACATGTACAAAGCTTGTGACGGTGGTTATGTATGCCCGCACTGCATCGGTGAGACTTACGTACAAGTAGTGGGGCGCGACCGGGTGTACCCATCATGGGATTGCTCATGGTCTGACTACCATGATTCTTGGGTATTCGACTGTGACGTAGAACATTGTGCTATAGAGGGTACGGTACACGATGGAGAGCCAATGGTGTGCGCACAAGGATACAATGTTCTGAGTGTACATGCCGAAGAACACCCTGTGCACGGTATGATTCTCACGGATTATGCTGCATCCGTATTGGATGAGCCTTACCTCGGCAACGAAGAAGCTAAAGAAGACAAAGAAGATAAAGCAGAACAGGAGGCAGCTTAATGTATGGTGTTGACCTTAAACTACTGACAAAGATCCTAGAGACGCACCGACCTAGCTGGGGCAGTACCAAATGGTTCGAGCCGCTACTAAGTAGCGCTCTTGCTGGTGGGGAACACTATGTAAGAGACGCTCATGGTAACTACTTTGTGCTTATTGGTGACTCTGAACAGAGTGATGTAGCATTTACATCACACCTCGACACAGTGGCCCGGCCTGGTAGTGCTGCGCCAGACATTGCAATCACTAACAAGGGTGTAATGTTCCTGCGGAATCCACAGGTGGCGGATTGTCTAGGTGCAGACTGTGGTGCTGGTATCTACTTGATGCTGGAGATGATTAGGCGGGGAGTACATGGACGCTACTGCTTCTTCGTGGATGAAGAAGTAGGCTGTGAGGGTAGCAGTGCATCCGCCAAAGATGACACTGGCTTCTGGACTGGGGTCAAGGCAATGATTAGCTTTGACCGCCGTGGAGATGGGATCATTACGCATCAACGATACCAACGTTGCTGTTCTGATACGTTTGCAAAGGAGCTGGCGGCCCGATTAGGACGAACGGATGCGCACTTACAGAAAGGGGTATACACGGACTCCGCTGAATTCATGCAGATTATCCCAGAATGCACTAACATAGGCGTAGGGTACATGCACGAACATACTCCGGATGAGGTGCTGGACCTTAGCATTCTTGGCAGCGTACTGGAGCACGTACTCAGTCCTGGTACATTCAAGCACCTGCCGATTGAGCGTGATCCTAAAGTAGTGGAACCGGATGCGTGGTTATCTGCCTATACGCATCCCCTAACGATGCCCCTGGATGTTCCCCCTGCGGAAGATCCGCATTTACTAGCAGCGTTTAAGGAGGTGTCACAACTTTCTAAGCAGCAACTGATTAGCTGGGTGCTAGATAACCCAGCAAGGGCGGCGGAATATATCATGGTGTATTCTGATTATGGCTTCAAAGAAGAACTGATTGAACTAGGCACCCGAGTTGTAGAAGACTGGGGCGGATACGATAATATTGTGGAGGGTTGATTATGTCTAAATTTAAAGTTGGTGATAAAGTAGTACGCAAATCACCTGGCGGCAGCTCGTCGTTTAAGAAGCACCAAGGGGATTTTGATTACTACACAGTTACAGCTATGACCTCAAGCGGCCACTGGCTGCAGTTGGATAACTTTACTATCGACGATGACTATTACCCGTGGTATGCACCTAACTTCAAACTGTACCAAGAGCCGGAGGACGAGCTGCCACCTGCACCAACCTCAGTACTCTATTATAATAGCACTACGGATGCAGATAACTTCCAGCATATGCTGGTGCAGCCGCATTGGGAGTTAGAGGGGCACCTCAGTATCGCCATAGTGAAGAGCGGTAAAAAGTTCGACCCCCTGGCTTACGGCGATGTACTATCTCTCAACTTGGAACCTGACGCAGCTCTGCAACTGGCGCACGACCTCAACAGGATGGCAAATGAAATCAAGAGAAAAGAACGTGCCAGTATGGGCGTACAATAAACACACCGGCATTATAACAAAAGACGGCGTACCTAAGGGCAGCTACTCTAAAGGGTATCTGCTCATATGTTATAAGGGTAGTATGCGAAAGGCCCACCATCTTGCTTACGAATTGCAGGGCCTCCCCGTACCAAGTAGCGTAGACCACATCAACGGTGTAAGAGACGATAATCGCTGGCTAAATTTGCGTGCTGCTACTCCGCGGGAAAATTCATGCAACCGTAGAGGTATGTCCCGCTCTGGTTTTAAAAAGGGGGCTTACTATAATAAACGGCGCAAGCAATGGTACTCCAGGATACGGGTACGTGGGGTTGGCATATATCTTGGCACCTTCCAAAATGAAGAGGAAGCACATGAAGCGTACTGCGAGGCCGCCGTAAAGTATAATAAGGAATTTGCGAGGTTTGAATGAGCAGGACATCACCAGACCAGCCCTGGCTGCGTGCCTGTAAGCGACTAGCTATCGGCCAGCGCGCCAGGTTTAGATGTTGCGGGAGCACCTCAGCGGGTGTTATCTACAATAACGTAGACGCTTGGGAGTATTTCTGTTTTCGCTGTAAGCAAGTAGGCAAAGAGCGCAAGCAGTACCAGCGCATACAGTTACAGGAAGAGCCGAGGGTGCAGCCCTCTGCACCTGCAGATGCAATTTGCATTAGCCAAGCGCCTGCGGAAACGCAGAACTTTCTTTATGGATTCCTTGCTTCAAAAGGAATCATGCCTGAAATGGTGGAGGATGCAGAATGGAGCAACGAGAAACAGCGGATACTATTCTGTGTCGGGGGTGCTGTACTGGGCCGTGCAGTGCATGCCCGGCAGCAACCGAAGTGGGTAATGTACGGGCAGCCAATACCTTTCGCTGCCGTGGGACCTGCCGCAGCACCGGATGTAGCTGCGGGCGCTCCTCTAAAGGTCGTACTCACCGAGGACTTACTCTCAGCCCTGAAGATACAGCACGCAGTTACGAGTTACAGTGCGTTGAACGTGCAGGCTATAGCTATGCTGGGTACACGCTTGCCCACGCCGCTGAGGGCTTGGCTGATCCAGAACCGCCCGGAAGTAATTCTGATGCTGGATAATGACCCCGCAGGACACGCTGGGGTAGCAGCAGCACGCCGAGCACTGCGCCCGTTCATGCAATGCCGAGAACATTACTTCGCTGCGGACCCGAAGGACGCAGAAATCAAAGATATACTGGAGGCTTTATGTTGAGATGGTGTGTCTGTGCAGTAGGATATTACTTTGACCAAGAGCAGGACGGGTCCCGATATAGGGCGTTGGAGGTTTTGCAGGTGTTTAACTCTGAGGAGGAAGCTGAAGTTGCTGCGGAGTTAATGGGCTTGGTTGAAAGTGACCGTAGCTTTGCGGTTATTGCATCTGATAAGCTTCTTGATTCCCACCGATAAGGTGTATTTATGGACCTAATAGTAGTTAAAGCAATGTGCACGCAGAAGGTCTGGAACCGACTGCGAGAGCAGATACCCAAGAGCATGCTCGCCCCTGATACCTCGAACCTACTGGACTGGGTAGGGCTGTACTGGAACACGTACCCGGAGCACCAGGAGGTGCAGTGGGACGCGATGCAGAGCATGCTCAACCTCCGGGCCGGGCACCTATCTCGTGAGGAGCGGGTGATTATGGACGAGCTTATGCGAGGAGTACAAGCCGTACCACAGGATTCTGTGGTGGGGATTGTGCAGACCCTGAACGAGCTGGCGTACAGCGGAGAGGTTGCAGCGCTCACGCAGCGCTACCAAGACGGGGAGGAAGTTGATTACCTGCTGGAGATGAAGCACCTCCAGCGCAAGTACGGTGATGGTGCTGCTGTTCATGATTCGCTACTAGAGTGGGAGAGCGGAAGTGTTGATGAGATACTTGCCGCAACTGATGAAAGTGGCGGTCTTAAGCTGGGCGTATTTGAGCAACTCTCTAATAGCATCCGTGGGCTTCGTGGTGGTGATTGTATTGCTGTGGCTGCCCCTGTTGATTCTGGTAAAACTAGTCTACTCGCTGCTATTGCTGTGGACTTTGCTAAGCAGATGCAGCAGCAACCGGAAGTATACGGAGACCGTCCGATTCTGTGGCTGGTTAATGAAGGCCCGGCGACGCGTACTGTGCCGAGGGTATATCAAGCGGCGCTGCATTGGACTCTGGCTGAGATTAAGGACAGGCACAGTAAGCAAGAGTTTGTGCCAGCCTATCTGGAGAAAGTAGGTAGGGCAGACCGCATCCGTATCAAGGCAGCGCACTCCCTTACGATGGCTCAAATCTCTACGCTCATGGAGGAGATGCGCCCAGCGGTAATCATCATTGATATGGTGGCGAACATCCGTGGTGGTACTATGGAGAGTGAGCACCAGAATCTAGAAGCGAAGTGGCAGGAGCTGCGTATCCTTGGGTGCGAGAACGACTGCGCTATTGTAGGGACTATGCAGCTTTCACTTGAAGGTTACAACATGCTGTTCCCACCGCTCACTGCTATGAAGCAGAGCAAGATTGGTGTACAGGGTGCCTTGGACTTGGCGATTATGATGGGGTGCTTGGACAGAAACGAGCAGCCGCACATGCAAAACGTCCGCGGTATCAGTACGCCTAAGAACAAGATGGCACTATCTGGTAAAGAGTCGCTCCTGCAATTCGAGGTGGGATTCGAGCCGGGGCGTTGCCGATTTGATGAGGGCCAAATTAATGCCTAGATTTAAAGTGGGTGATAAAGTTCGTCGCACTTCTGGTGTGTCCGTTGAGCTACTAGAACGCACCGGTATACGAAAAGGTGGTGTGTACACGGTATGTGTCGTAAGCGACTGGGACGCTTCTATAAAACTGGCTGAATCTAAGGAGGCTACATTCTACTTTGATGCTGACATGTTCACCCTGGAAGCGTCCTGGGACGTAAATGAAGCACTGCGCCTGCGGGACTTGGCGGTACAGGCGATACAGGAGTATAACACGTACCTGCTGCAGCAGCCGCTGCTGGAGGCTATTGATATTCCGCCAATCAAGTGACTTCCCTAGCGCCTTCTACGAGGGCGCTATGTAGGTACACAGGAGGCTACCATGCTTAAACCACTAGACATTAACTATCTCGACGATGAGGCAATCAAGGCGTACGCTGCATCTGCAGGTACTTTCCGTAAACGGTTCGCACTGGATAGCAGCCAGCTGATTGCGCACTTGGCAATTAACAAGACTCGGAGGGCTAAATGGAAATGAAGATATACATGCTGATGTATAGCTATAGCTGGGACTATGAGGATTACGGCGAGAAGGTGTTGGGGTGTTTCAAAGACCGATACCACGCGGAGCTTGCTGCGTATTGGTTGAATGATAGCCGCAAATGCTACAACGTTCCGCACGAAGACTTTTACGTAGAGGAGATGCGTGTAGTATGACAACCAGCATAATGCATATAGATTTGGAGACGGAGAACCATGAATATTATGGCTCTAAAGCAAGCCCATACTGCCCTGACAACTATGTTGTTGAGTCAGCATGGCGTATCGACACGACACAGGCTGACGGTACTACCACTGTTGGCGCGACTCAATCGGTGCGCTTCAATTCAAGAGCTGATTTCTTGGCGGGAAACAGTGCAGCAGAAGGCTGCCGGTGGTTTCATATCCCCGAAGATTGCTGGCTTATTGTTGCGCACAACGCAGCCTATGAGATTTCTTGGTTTCTCACGTACCAGCGGCAGCAGTTTGAGGCCTTCCTCAAGCGCGGCGGCAGGGTGTTCTGCACGATGCACGGAGAATACATCGCCTCGGACTTTCAGAGCATGTATCCGTCACTGGACGAGACGGCTCCTAAGTACGGCGGTACGCACAAAGTAGATGGGGTTAAGATCCTCTGGGAGCAAGGTGTGTTAACCTCCCAGATTGATCCGGTGCTGCTGCACGACTACCTAGTTAACGGGGACATCCCGAACACGGCCCTGTGCTTCTACGGGCAGTGCAATATCTTCGCCCAGCGTAATCAGATGCAGTACGTATGGGAGCGTATGGATGCGTTGCTGGCTTGGGCCTACTGCGAATGGTTCGGCCTGTTCGTGAACATGCCTATTGCACGCAAGAACCAAGAGGAACAGGAGCAGCGTATCCTGGAGATTAAGCAGGAGCTGCAGCAGTATATCCCCAAGGACTTGCCGGAGACGTTGGATTTCAACTTCGGGTCTGACTTCCACATGTCTGCGCTGGTGTATGGCGGCCCTATCAAGTACCGCAAGAAGGTACCCTACGACCCGCCGCAGTATGTGAAGGTGGATGCCTATCTAGTGCAGGGTACAGAGGGGACGTTTGTACCTTGTGAAAGTACGGATGTCAGTGGTGCACACAACTTCGTTACTTACAAGGCCGGTAAGAACAAGGGCTTACCAAAAGTTTTCCGCATAGATACAGAGGAAGAGAAACTCAAATGGGAAGATGATCTCTACTTCTGCCCGGGCTTGGTTAACATCCAAGAACTGCCCGAGGTACTCCGAGAGAAGTATGCCGAGCGCGGAGAGTTCAGGCAAGCCCGGAATCTGCAGGATGGGACACCAATCTACAGCACCAGCACCGATGCTATGGAAGCGCTAGCCCGTCACGGATTTGAGTTCTGTCGGTTGGTGAACGAGCTAGGTGCTCTGGAGAAGGACACAGGAACATACTATCTACGAACTGAGTACAACGAAGATGGGTCAGTTAAAAAGACCTCGGGCATGCTTCAATACGTCATACCTCAGAATCCTGATGGTTCGGGTATTATCCACCACCGTCTTAACACCTGTGCCACTGTCACTGGGCGACTGTCGGGCTCTAACCCGAACCTCCAGAATCTACCGCGCGATGGGACGAGCCGGGTTAAGCAGATGTTCACCTCTCGTTTCGGAGAGTCTGGTCGCATCACTGAGGTTGACTACTCGGCCCTGGAAGTGGTTATGTCTTGTGTTCACACCGGAGACCTTAAACTACTGGGGCTATTGCAGTCCGGCACGGACATGCACTGTTACCGCCTAGCATTTAAGGAGAACAAAACCTACGAAGAGATGTATGACCTCTGCCACAACGCAGATGGGCCGGACTACAAATACTGGAAGCAGCAGCGTACGGACATTAAGCCTCCGAGCTTTGCTGCACAGTACGGGGCTACGGCTAAAGGGATTGCGTTTGCTACAGGCTGTACAGTGGAGTATGCACAGTCGTTCCTGGATAACGAGGCGAAGCTGTTCCCAGACACCATCGGATTCCGGGCGGTAGTAAAGGAGGAGGTAGAGCGCACCGGGGCGGCTGGGCGCATGTACCGGGAGCAAGCGGATGATGGCAGCTACCGCATCTACCGCATTGGCACCTGGACCAGCCCAGCTGGTGCACGATACAGCTTCCGCCAGAAGGAGCAGTGGAAGGAAGTAGTCCCTGGTCAGCGCAAACAAAAGGTGATGGACTACAAAGAAACTGAGATGGCTAACTACTGGTGTCAGGGTGAGGCATTCTTCCTGATGGCGGTAGCAGCTGGTATGGTTCTGCGTGCAATGCTGGCACGGGATTGGTTCAATAATCAGGTGTGCTTGATTACGAACGTGCACGATGCATTGTATCTGGATAGTGCTAATCCGGAAGTAGGCAGAGAAGCGAGCCTGTTAGTTAAGCAGTGTATGGAGGATGCACCTAAGCGTATTCACCAGCTCTGGCCTAACTACGGCATCATTGGCGAAGTCCCGTTCCCAGCGGAAGCTGAAATGGGTACAAGCATGTACAGTAAGGAGAAAGTAGAATGACTATTAAACCGGGTAGTATTGTGGAGATACTAGGACTTGGGCCGGAACCCTTAGAACCTAGACATCGTGATTACTTTGCACCAGGCACTCAGCATCGTGTGATATCTTATGACCCCGAACTCTGGGAGGTGGAATTAATCAATCCAGACAACAACTCAGAGAAGCCTGGGGATGGTATTACCTTCTTCTCTGGAGAGTACAAACTTATCGTAGAGTGATGATATAGGTGGACCCTTGGGCGGTGTAGGGGGTTAGGGTAGCATATTACAAGTGAGAAGTAAAGAGTGAAAACAAAGTTAGGAATTAAAGCCACCAGGAGAGGCTTAAGTGTTAGGGATGTATTCTTCTACTCTGAGTACTACCCAACACTACTGCTTTATAGACACAGACTGGATGAGCGGGATAGGTTTGTCCCGGTGAGCATACACCGATCAAAGTACCTGCACTGCCATTACGGATATGTTCACGATATAGTGTGGGAATATCACCACGGGCCTAAACCAAAAGGTTTGTGGGTGGACCATATAAACGGGAACAGGTGGGATAACAGAATTGCGAATCTTCGGCTAGTAACACCAGCAGAGAATAGGGCCAATTACGACGGGTCACGAAAACCTTTTATACCAGAATGTAAAAGGTGTTGACTCTGGCTTGATTTTGTGGTTTACCGAGAATTAATGTGATACGAGTAGGAACAACATAAGAGAGGCAACCATTGGCTAAAGTTAGTTTAATTAACCTGTTCAGCAAAGACCAGCACGAGAAAGTGTTGAGTTGCTACAAGGACAACTCAGCGGCAGCTGCGGCCTACACTGATATGACGAACGGAAAATATCCAGTTTCCCGCCAGCTTGTACGCTACTGGCGCAGCATCTTCATGGACAACAAGGGGAGTAAAGCGAATGCTAACCAAGGTTTACTGGAAGCTCGTAAGCTTATTCAGCCGAGTCCAACCGACGACATTGGAAATACTAGCGTTCCTAGTACCTGTCATCGTATTCTTGTTGTGGGTGATTTGCATTCTCCTTATACTCACGTAGATGCTATGGACTTCTTGCGAAGCGTGCGGGACGAGTATTGTCCTGACATGGTGGTGCAGGTGGGTGACGAGACGGATGGGCACGCAATCAGTTTCCACGACTCCGACCCTAACCTGGATAGCGCCGGAGTGGAGCTGGAGAAGGCTAAGTTAGTATTGGAGCAGCTACATGACCTGTTCCCGAACCTGCTTGTGTGTGACTCAAATCACGGCAGCTTGGTGTATCGCCGCGCTAAGGCTCACGGTCTACCGGTACAGTTCATTAAGAAGTATCGAGATATTCTGTTCCCGGAACACGGTGCGCCGAAGTGGTCATGGGCAGATGCCTGGGTACTTAACACCCCACTCGGCCCTGTACGTTTCCAACACCAGGTTAGTGGTGACTTCATGCTCAACGCTTCCCACGAACGCACGAGCCTCGTCCTCGGTCATGAGCATGGGCGCTTCGAAGTTCAGTATGCAGCATCAAGCACCGCTCTTTACTTTGGCGCGTATGCAGGCTGCTTGATTGACCGCAAGAGCATGGCCTTTGCATACGGCAGGCTGACCCGCAAGAAACCAATCCTGGGTGTGATGGTAATCACCGAGGGTTGCCCCCAGTTAATTCCGATGCTACTTGACGAAAACGGCAGGTGGACTGGACGTAGCTGCTAAGCCCTGCATCTGCACGTAAATATTATTTGAACTAAACGAGGACATAATTATATGACTATGAATGCACTGGATACTCTGAACTCCCTGGTTGCTGCCGCGATTGAAACCCAAGACGTTGATATGACGGAGACCGCCCAGGGTGGTGCGTATGAGGATGTACTGCTGCCGAAGGGTGAGTACTATGGCTACTTCACCGAGTACGTGGAAATCGGTAAGCGCCTCCCGACTAAAGGTGGTAAACCTACCGGTAAGCCTGCCGCGCCGAACGTTCGCATCGGGATTGTGGTGTACGGCCCGAACGGTGAGGTGAAGCGTATCCGTCCGTATCCGATGACTATCAGCAACTTTGAGCGTGCGGGCTTCAAGAAGTTCTTCGACAAGCTCAACTACGATGGCAGTATTAAGCATGCTGCACAGCGACTGGGACAAGCATTTGTATTCCCGGTGGATGAGCACACCAGCACAGCGGGTAAGAAGTCCAACATTGTAGACCTCGCGGCAATCCGTCCGATTCCGAAGTTCGACCCGAATACCGGTGAGCCGATTAAAATGCCTGAGCTGGATGCTTCCGAGATTAAGCTGTTCTTGTGGAACAACCCTACCAAAGAAACCTGGGATAGCTTGTATATCGAAGGTACCAAGGACGATGGTAAGAGTAAAAACTGGATTCAGGAGGACATGTACAAAGCAGTTGACTTCCCGGGCAGTGCGTTGGATATTATGTTGAATGCTGGTTCGGTCCCGAGTCCTCAATCTATGCAGGCACCTGCTGCGCCTACTGCTCCCGCAGCTCCAGCCACCCCGGCTGCGCCTGCTGCACCAGCGGCACCAAATGCCCCTGTAGCACCGGCAGCGCCAGTGGCTCCAGCGGCTCCTGTAGCGCCTGCTGCACCGCAAGCCTAAGCAACCCTATTACTAACTAATACGGCCCCGCCTGGGGCCTTAGAGGAAGCCTATGAATATCATCAAGATTCTCACCAAACTTCTAAGTGCAGCTTATACAGCAGAAGCTAAGCGTGCCGACGCTAAGGCACAAATGAATGAGCAGTTGTCAATTAAGTTTGCAGATGATGCAGTGCGCCTGGCGGCACAATCCGAGGCACGAGTAGAAGACTCCAAACACAGCAAAGCGGAAGCGGATAAGTACGCCGAACAGGCTGATAAACTGCGCACTAAGCGTGATGAAGTAGTAAATTTTCTGGGGGTATAATTGGTGGATAAAGTATTAGAAGCGTATAAGAACCTAGCTATTACGGTTGGTGCTGCAGTGTGTGATGCTGTAGCGTGTGGTGTACACGACATTAGTCTGGACAATATCTATGATGCCTTAGATGAACTCGCGGCCTTGTACGGGATGGACCTGGAGTTGGCCGCCACCGCCTTCAAAGAACACAATGACCTGGCTGCGCATGCCGACAAGTTGAAGGGGGATGACCTAGCAGTTATCCGCGTAGTAGGTACCCTCAGTATCGGGTTGGCAGAGATTGGTTCCTGTATCTACGACGTAGATCAGAGCCTGCGTACGCCAGAAGTAATCGGAGACATGCTTGGCACCGTGCTAGTGTTGTCTGAGTTGGAGCCGTGCTGATGCTATACTTACAGCGTGCAATTTACGTAGTTTTGATTCTCCCACTAATCCCCTTGGCGGGACTCTGCTATCTGTGTGACAAGCTCACCAAGGCAAAGTGGGCTGAACGTTGGGTTAACTGGGCCGACAAGAAGGCTCGAGACATCACGGGGCGCTAATGATTATCAACGGGGTTGACTTGTCCCAGCTCGGGGAGCAGCTAGCCCCGCAGAACTCTGGGAAGATTCTGCTATATGATGCGGACTTTTGTGTGTACAAAGCCGCCGCTACAGTGAAACGTTTAGATACGGCAATACGTCGCTTCTATCAGCTAGTGCTTGAGGATATGTTCCTGGTGGGCTGCTCGGAAGCAGTGGCGTACCTGACACCTGCAGGGTGTGCTAAGTGCTTGCGCTGGCACCTGCCAACCGCTAAGCCATACCAGGGACAGCGAGCTAACCGGCAGGAGCTACCACTGAAGGCACCTTTGAAGCGGCACCTGATTGATAACCCGGACCAGTATTCTGAGCAAGGTATCCAGGTAGTCAGCAGTGACTTCTTCGAGGCGGACGACCTGTTCATAATGGATTCATATGCCTTCGGTGAGCGCGGTATACTGATGTCACAGGACAAGGACTCCTGGCTCAGCCCCATGGCACGGTTTGATATCCCAACCGGTACGGTGTGGCCTGCCCTGGAGGATCCCTTCGGATGGATTAAATGGGACGATACCCAGGCTATGCCGGTACGGGCACACGGGTTGAAGTTCTTCTGGTGGCAGATGCTAGCAGGAGACGATGCAGATAACGTCAAAGGTATTACATTGCTTGATGGGAAGCCTTGCGGCAAGCGAACGGCCTTTGATGCTATCTACCCTATTACCTCAGAACAAGACGCTGCAGAATTCGTTGTAGCGGCTTACGCTCGAAACAATCAAGATGTACTCGCAGAGGCTGAATGCCTGTTCCTGCGACGCTCCCAATCAGATTCTGCTTATCAGTATCTGATGTCACTGTTGACTACTCCCAGTCTACGTGACTGGGTGCAGTCGCTGCACGAGTACCATAAACAGCACATACAGTGGATACAGGAGCACCCAGACAATGGCGAAGATGTCTGCGAAGGAAATGAGCCTGCGGGCGATTGAGTTATACTATGAGGGGAAACATGATGAACTTGAAACTATTCTGGACGCGCTGCGTGAGCGAGCACCCAAAACACATCGAAGAACAGTTGAGCATTTGGATTCTCTCATTCACGACAATGCTCTGCTGGATGTAGTTGGGGAGATTGAAGTATGGAATTAACCACGCCGTGCATAGACCACGGTTGCAAGGGTATGGGGCTAGGGTATGCCACTAGCTCTATTACTATAGAAGGTAAAAAGCTAAGTACTACCAAACATCGTGTGGTGTTCTATAGGGCGCATGGGTACTTCCCGGAGGTTGTGGAGCACCTATGTAACAACCCGCGCTGTATAAACGTCGAGCATCTGCGTGCAGGTACTCATAAAAGTAACGCAGAATATAAACACGCATGTGGGCGCGGCAATGTTGAGGCGGCTACTAGGAAAGGCACTGATAACGGACGCGCTAAACTGGATGACTCAACAGTGCGATATCTCCGACAGATGCACATACCTAATGACCGAGAGTGGGGCGCGTCCGCTATAGCAAAACGCCTAAATATGGGCATTTCTAGTACACACAGAATGCTAACGGGGGCAGCATGGCGGCACGTCGTATAACTCGGGGCCAGGTCAGGGCCGTAACATTGAAGTTGCTAAAAGAACAAAATGGGTTGTGTCTAATATGTGGTAAGCCCATAGAAACCACCGCCAAGAGTACCTCAGGAGATGGACCTGCGCTAGACCACTCGCACCGCACCGGACACATCCGAGGAGTATTGCACCGGTCCTGTAATGGTGGTATCGGCAAGGCAGAATCTGTTATAGGTCGATGGGTGACGGGGTCCATGCAAGATGAGGGGGCCATTGTCGAGGATATGCAGCGTATGGTAGACTACCTACGCAGGCCAGCGACCGAGTTGATTTACTATACACACCGCAGCCCAGAAGAACTTGCTGCGGCACAGAAGCTCAAGGCCCGCAAAGCCCGAGCACGACGCAAAGCACGGGAGACTATTAAATGAGTGATGTAGTAAATTCGCCTAAACACTACCAATTCTTCCCAGACTTGGAAGCTATTGTGGTGATTGCCCGCAGCATGACCCAGGAACAATTCTACGGGTATTGCTTGGGAAATCGGCTTAAGTACAGACTTCGTGCTGGTAATAAGGATAAGCTGGAGCAGGATATTGCTAAGTCTGACAAGTACTTAGATTTGTATGAGCAGCACAAGGGGGAGTGCATTGACACCGAGTGAATGGTGCCACCAGATGTGGCAAGCAGCAATAGAGCGGGGTGATGAAAGCTCCGCTAATGACTACCTGGAGATGTACAATCTCTGGGTAAGTCGAAACCAGTAGTTAGAAATACCGGACATAACCAAGGAGATTAAGCGCCTATGATTAGCGCCCTGAATACGGTTGTAGTACCAGAGGAAGCACTGGTGGAACGCCAGTTGGAGCTTGAAGAGACCTACAAGATTCGCGGCATTGAACGTGCTCGCAAATTGATTACCGATGCTCTGCAGAACGGCGGGATTATGAACCTGCCTATGACTCAGCGCATGCTAACCTCTGCGTACGACGTGGCCTCTGCAGCCATTGAGGAAATGCGTAATGTCAAAGCCCCGGGTATCGGTGGAAAGTACCGCCGATTCCTGCGTTTAGTCCCCTTGGATGTTCTAACTACTCTGAGCCTGTGCACGATGTTTGAGGCGTTCAGTGTCGCCCCGGGCGAGTCCGCCAGTCGCCGCCAGACAGCTCAGGCGGTAATGTCTGCTCTGGGTAGGAATGTACAGTCAGAGCTGTTGGCATTACAACTACGTAATGTTGCCCCAGCGTATATGGACCGGGTATATGAATACCTCACTGAGCGCCGTACTAAGTCGCCTACGCACATTCTGCGTACGCTCCGCGCCAGTGCTGAGAACGTGCATTATGGGCATGAGCCTTGGACCAACGCTCAGAATATTTCTGTGGGACGTCTACTGTGTTCCGCAGTGTTTGAGACAGGGCTGTTCCAGTGGAAGACTGGTAGCGGGAACTTGAGTATGCTCTATCCCGCAGATAATGTTATGGAAGCATTTCAGCAGTTAGTGGAATCTGCTGACACCGTAACTATGAAGCCTCCAATGCTGGTACCGCCGGTGCAACATACTACATTGTGGGATGGTGGGTACCTCACTCCAATCGATAACCGTGGGACGTACCACAACTCGCACATCGACCGCGCCAGACTGCGTGAAGTAGCAGAAGCATTTAAGTCTGCGGACGGTATCAAGAAGGCACTTAATAAGGCACAGGAAACTCCTTATCGCATTAATAAACGCATACTGGAACGGGTACAAGAAGCGCGGGCCTTAGGTATTGGTGTAGGTATGCCGCGTTCAGTGCCAGAGCCAAAACCGGAGTGGTACTTAGATGGCGTACCAAAAGAGAACTACACCGAGGAGGAACTTGACCGCTTCGGAGAGTGGAAGACGCGTATGTCTCTTTGGTACAGCGCCGACCGTAAGCGTGTGTCGCAACTGCGCAGCCTATTGACTACGCTAGAAATGGCAGAGGAATTCAAAGATGAGAAAGCCCTGTACTTCCCAACTTGTGTGGACTGGCGGTACCGACTGTACTTCAAGTCCTCACTGCACCCCCAAGGTTCTGATTTGCAGAAGGCACTTCTTGAATTCGGACGAGGTAAACCTCTGGGAGAGAGAGGGTTATTCTGGCTTAAAGTGCACGTCGCTACCTGCTTTGGTTATGACAAAACCCTATTCGAAGACCGTGCAGCTTGGGTTGATGCAAACTTTGCAGAGATTGAGCAGCTCGCGGATTCTCCTTTTGATTGCCCTGCTTTTACCTCCGCCGACAGCCCTTGGTGCTTCCTGGCAGCAGCTATCGACTTGGTTGATGCTGTTCGTTCTGGATGCCCAGAAGAGTATATTAGCCGAATCCCAGTCGCTATGGATGCTACAAACTCAGGTGGACAGCACCTCTCAGCGCTACTGAGAGATCCCGTAGGCGGACGCCTGACTAATCTGTACTGGGAAGGTAACGACAAGAAAGCGGACCTGTACATGGATGTGAAGCGCCGTACGGACGAGAAGGTGATACTGGACCTGGACAAAGAGGATTTCGTTATCCAGAGCACGTACTGGAGAGAGAACGAAATCACTCGAAGCATGACCAAGCGTCCTAGCATGACCTACTTCTACAGCGCCACGGTGCGCAGCTGCAGCGACTACATCTTTGCAGGGGCCTGTGAAGAGGGGTATGAAGGAACAGACACGCACAGTCTCTGGAACTTATCCTGCTACCTTGCCCCTAGAATGCGTAGTGCTATCGAGGAAGCTAACCCGGCAGCAGCAGCAGCTATGGGGTATCTGCAGAACCTCGCTAGGCGTGTACCTGCTAGTCAGCATCTACAGTGGAAGACTCCGCTAGGTGGGCTGGTGATGAACCGGTACTCTCAGCGAGAGGAGGTACGTGTACGTATTGACTGTATGAACCTGTCCGCCGTGCTGGTGCACAACCGTGACTTTAAGACCTGTAATAAGCGTAAGGCAGCCTCTGGTATTGCTCCGAACTTTGTACATAGTCTGGATAGTACGCACTTGATGATGGTGCTCTGTGCTGCAGAGGGTCTGGATATTGTCCCGATTCACGACTCAATGGCTACTCACGCGGCTGATGTAGATACCCTGCACCGACATATCCGTGAACAGTTTGTGAAGCTGTACGAGGAGCATGATCTTCTGGGGGATATTACCCGGGCAGCTGCCGAAGCAGGGGCAGACCTTACAGACCTGGAGATGCCTGCAATCGGTACTTTAGACATCCGACAAGTACTAGAATCACCCTTCTTCTTCTCATAAAATTTAATGTTACAGGAGTAGGAATGAAGTTAAAACACACTAGTAAAACACCCAATACTTACTCGCTAAAAGTTCTGCATAAGCACGATGATATTAGAGAGGCAGTGAGAGCTCTGCACGAACTTGGTCACGGCATTAGTCGGGGCCTTACCACAGAGCAACACTATTGGAGAGTACTAAAAAGTATACTAGGTAAACAGTATATACTAGGAGTCTATGACTCCCAGGGCGACTTGGTCGGCGCTGTCAGTTACTACCCAGAAGCTGTAGAGGACTGCCATTACGTAGAGCCTGTGTTGTACACAGACTTCTTCGTATTGAAACCAGGAAACAGTGAGGCAATGCTTGTAGTTATGAAGGGTCTGCAAGCAATCGCTAAGTGTATGCGAGCTGGACGCATCGCCATTAGTCGTAATACATCGGATAACACTTACAAAACAACTTACCATTTAGTGAGGTCAGCATGAGCGGTGGATTAGGTAAACTGTTAGGTAAGGCCACGGATATGCTTGGTCTTACTGATAATGAAGGATTAGAGCAACAGCAGCGCATGGCTGAACAGCAGGCTGAAGCAGCAAAACAGCAGGCGGCCTTAGAGGCTAACAGTGCAGCTGACAATATTGCTGAGGTAAACCCCTCCGGGGCGGCCTCTGCATCTGCAGATGCAATTACGTCTGAGCAGAAGAAACGGCGACAGGCAGGGCAGAGCAACCCCCTGGGCCTGTAAGGAGGAAGCTTGGACTATAAAAAGACATTAGCAGAGCTGTTTCTGGGGGACCAGGATGCTGGCGTACTAGATGCGTCAGAGAAGTTCGCTGAGTGGACGCTACCTACAATCTTTACCCGAGAGCTCTATACTGATGGGCGGCGTATGCAGCTTAGTCGAGACTATCAGAGTACAGGTGCTCAGCTGGTCAATACAGCAGCGACTAAAATTGTAGGTGCATTATTCCCACAAGGTACTAGCTTCTTCCGGTTCTCTAAGAGTGCAGCTCTTGACGACTTTATTAGTAGTCTGGGAAGTTCTAGCACTGCGGAATCTCGTTTATCCGAGGTAGAGAATACCGCCTCTCAGAAGGTGTTCGAGAAGGATGGGTACGCTGCTAAGCTTCAAGCTGTGAAGTTGCTGCTTATCACCGGGAATGCATTGGAGTATATCGATGAAAGAACCGGGAAATCCATTATCTACTCGGTCCGTAACTTTACCGTTCGAAGGGATGGTAGCGGGAACGTGCTGCGACTCATTATCAAAGAGCGTGCCAGCATCCAGGACCTCCCAGAAGACATTCAAAGAACACACTACAATGGTCGGGACCCATACAGCGACATTGATATCTACACTGCCGCTTGTCGTAAGATTAAGCACCTTCCAAATGGAGAAGAAGCAGTAAGTTATGAGGTGTATCAAGAAGTTGATGGCCGCCGCCTAGGCGAGAGCAGCACCTACCCTGAGCTGGAACTTCCGTATAATGTACTGGTGTGGAACCTGGTTAACGGTGAGCACTATGGACGCGGTCTGGTGGAAGATTACGCTGGTGACTTTGCGCGCCTGTCTGTACTGACCGAAGCGTTGACCAACTACGAGATTGAGGCTTCCCGCCTTATCCCTATGGTTGATGCTAGTTCTGGACTGGATGTGGACGAGTTCTCTCAAGCTGAGACCGGTGAGGCAGTACAGGTTGGTGGTGGTGGTAGTAATGGTAACACCAAGTCCCCTGTAACAGCTTACGAGGGTGGTGCAGCTCAAAAGATTCAGTGGATTGCTAGCGACATCCAGATGCTTGAGCAGAAACTGGCTCGTGCGTTTATGTACACCGGCAATGCTCGACAGGGTGAGCGTGTAACTGCTTATGAGATTCGTCAGAATGCCAAAGAGGCAGAGTACGCTATGGGTGGTGGATTCAGCATCCTCAGTGACTCCTGGCTGCGTAAGCTCGCGTACCTGTACACTATCGTGGCATATCCTAAGTTCAAGGTGTATCTCACCGAGGGCGTCGTGGATATCAACGTGATGGTAGGCACTGCAGCACTAGCTAAAGCAGCAGCAGCAGATAAACTGCTAGAAGCTACCCAGGCTATGCAGCTGGCTATTCCTGTGCTCAAACAGCTTACCCCTCGCTTTAATGAGGATGCATGCGTAGATTGGTACTTGGATGCATACGGTATTGTAAGTGGACCGTTCATGCTCACAGAAGAGCAACTGCAAGAGAAGCAGCAAGTTCAAGATAATGCAGCGGCGGCATCAGCGGCACAAGCACAGTCACAGGTACAAGATCTCCAGGCAGCGGACCCAACCGTAGCAGGACAACAACTAGGCCTGTTACCGGGCTAACAACAGAGGTATAAATGGACGGCGTAGAAACCACTCAAACTAATGTAACAACTACCCAGGTAGAGAACCAAGGTGGCCCTAAGATTCCGGGCCTGGGCGCTCCTCTTAACGCTCCAAATAATCAGGGCGTGCAGGATGCGCAGATCTCTATGCAGCAGCAACAGGGCAAAGATTCCCCTGCACCTGCAGTAGTTCCGGCAGTAGCTCCAGCACAGATTCCTCTGGATATCGAAGCCCTAAAAGCGGCCCTTAATGACAAGGGTGGCGAAAGCGCCAAAGAGCAGCCTCAGGAGCTGGCTCAAACAGGCAACCCGACGATTGATGCCGGTGTAGCAATGTTGAAGCAAGTCTCTGGGTTAACTGACTCGGACATGGTGCGGGCACTTAGTAAGGCCCTGGAGTATCAGGACCCTAACCTAATCGATACGGCCTTCATCAAGGAGCGCTTCGGCGAGCACGCTGCGTATGCAGAGTTGCTGGCTAAGGCGTATCTTGAAGACCAGGTGGGGCAAGCCACTAAGGCTGTACAGGAAGCGTACGACCTCGTAGGTGGGAAGGAGAATTGGGAGGTAGCAGCGCAGCTGTTTAATTCCAAGGCCCCAGAACCTCTGCGTAAGGCTGCACGAGTCCTAGCTGATTCTGGTGAGCTTAAACAGGCAGCAGAGTTGGTGGCAGGTTACTGTCGTGATATGGGTCTTATCAAGACCTCAAATCCATTGGTACGTGGGGTCCCTGGCAACAATGCCCTGTCTGCTGCGGACTTCAAAGCAGAGTACGCTAAGTTGCGTCAGGAGGCAGGGAACCGAAGCCTGGAATCTCAACAGTTCAGTCAACGTTATCATGATTTACTCGCACGCCGTGAAGCCGGTAAACGCGTAGGTCTTTAATCTTATTTAAAAGGAAAGTAATACATGGCAGATACTATTTATAAAGCTGGTGATACAAGAGCTCACTGGGGCGGAGCGGCGTCCGACGTCGATATTCACCTGGAAGTGTACCAGAACGAAGTGGACACCCGCTTCCAGTACCAGGCGCTGTTCTTGGGCCTCTCTAGCCAGCGCTCTATCAGTGGCTCTAACACCTACCGTATCGACCGCTTGAATACCTCTGCGGTGAAGGGTCGTCGTTCTGGTGAGGCGCTGGATAGTACTCCAGTCCGTAACGATAAGATGATTATCGTAGTGGATACGGTGCTGTACATCCGTAACCCAATCGACTACCAGGATGACTGGACTGGTCCGGACTTCCTCTCTGAGATGGGCCAGAACAACGGTTCCGAGTTCGCGGAGACCTTCGACCAGGCGCACCTGATTCAGCTCATCAAGGGCCGTTCCTGGGTTGCACCAGCGCACCTGAAGCCTGCGTTCAACGACGGTATAGAAGTAGGTGCCTCTATCCTCGTAGCAGGTAGTACTCCAGATAAGCAGCTGACCCAGGCTGAGATGGAAGCTAACGCCATGAACATCAACCTGGCTCACAAGGCTGGTATTGATGAGCTCATCAAGCGTAAGACCCCGCTGATGGATATGATTACTCTGGTGGACGTAGATACCTACTCCCGACTGTTGGAGCATCCGAAGCTGTTAAATATTGAGTTCGGTGCAACCAACGACGATGGTTACAAGAACCGCCGAGTTGTGAAGATGAACGGTGTACCGGTAGTAGAGTGCACCGAGTTCCCGACCGTAGCTGGTACGCATCCGCTGGGCACAGCTTACACAGTCACTGAGGATGATGTGAAATGCCGCATGGTGACTTTCAGTAAGTCCAAGACCCTGGTGACTGTAGAAGCCAAACCGTTCACCTCTCGCATCTGGGACGACCAGCGTGAGTTCAACAACGTTCTGGACTGCTACGCGATGTACAACATCGGTCTGCGTCGTCCGGATACCGCCGCAGTGACTAAGTTCACCTTCACCACCAAAGTATGATTGGAGGTTAAATGGCAGTAATCGCCGTGTTCGGTCTGGAGACTCTCCAGGCCAACGCTGCTCAACGTGAGGCGGTAAAAGCCGCCTCTGAGGTAGCGAAGCACATTCAAGTAGGTTCGGTCGAATCTGGCCGTAAGGCTACTAAACGTACCCGCAAAGCTGTTGATGCAGTAGCTGATGCAGCGACAGGTACAGAAACTAAAGAGTAATATGCGCCCCTGGTGCCTTCGGGTGCCGGGGGCTTTTTTTTTTGTCCCTGTCTTAAGGGTCCTAGGGGTCTTTAATAGAGGAACAAATATGAGAGAGTTGCTGATGTATGACCCAACGAGTCCTAGCGGGCTGCGTTGGAAGGTTGATGGTTACAGAAACACGTACCGGGCTGGGGACGTAGCTGGATGTACCCACTCTGGGACTACTGGGTATTATCAAATCGTTATTCGCGGTAAGAAGTATATGAGTCATAGGGTGGTATACTTCTTAGTGCACGGGGAGTGGCCGGATACCGTAGACCACATTAACGGTGACCGCAAAGATAATCGCATCGAGAACCTACGAGCGGCTACTATGCGACAGAACCTGTGTAACCTGACGCGAGCCAAAGGTTTCTACTTCTCCAAAGTAAGTCATAAATTCATAGCCCAAATATGCAATTACGGTAAGAATCGCACACTTGGCAGTTTTGACACTGCACTAGATGCGAGGGCTGCGTACCTGCGGGCTAAACTGGAAGAGCACGGTTTCGTGCCGGGGGTGGTTTATCCGTGAATTAGACGCCATTAATTTAACGCTGGAAGCCCTGGGGGAGTCTCGCGTTATGGATATCAATACTTCAAACCCTAGTGCGGGGTTAGCACGTTCCGCGCTCGCGCGTAATCGCCGAGGATTGCTCAGTACTGGTTACTGGTTCAACGTAGTTGAGCGAGAGATTACCCCTACGACTGATGGTTTTATTAAAATTCCGTGGAACCAGCTAGCAGTGTATGATGCGTGCTCCGACAATAAGTATGGTGTACGTGATGGAAACCTTTACAACCTGGTCGAGCAGGACGAGTACTTCGATTCCCCTGTTAAGATTAAGGTGGTACTGGACCTTAACTTTGAGGATCTTCCGGAGCATGCCGCCATGTGGATTGCAAACTACACTGCTGCGCAGGTGTACCTGAACGACCTTGGCAGTGATGGCAACTACGCCAACTACGCTGCAGAGGCAGAGCGGTACAAGTCCCTGGTGTTGCGAGAGCATCTGCGTAACCAGAAGTACAGTACCAGTAAGACCAGGTTCGCACGTCGTATTCGTCGTGCACGCTTCATGATTTAAGGAGAGGTTATGGCGCAATCATTAGAAGGCACCATTCAGAGTTTGCTCCAGGGTGTGTCCCAGCAGATTCCAAGAGAGCGCCAGCCCGGGCAACTTGGGGCGCAACTGAACATGCTCAGTGACCCGGTATCCGGAATACGTAGACGACCCCCAGCAGAGATTGTATGGGAGAGTAGTATCGACAATCCGGACCTAGACTCCCTGTATACAGAGTATGTTGAGCGTGGCTCCGACGGTAGGCACCTGCTGATTAACACCAGTAACGGTAATTGGTGGCTATTGTCCAAGGACGGTAAATCTATTGTAAACAGCGGGAACGATCCGTACTTCGTAACAACGGTAGGGCAGACCTCTATACAGACTGCGAGTATTGCTGGGTTGACCTACATCCTGAATACGGAGATGGCTCCAAATACGACCGTGGATAACGCTGGTAAAATTGACCCGAGCACCACGGGGTTCTTCTACATCAAGACGGTAGCTTTCCAGAAGCGTTGGGAAGTTACTGTATCCTGGACAGGTGGTTCCGTATCAGGTTACTATAATGCCCCCGACGCAAGCCACAGCGAATCAGCAGAGTGGATTTCCGCACCATATGTAGTTAAGGCCTTAGTCGACGGGGATCCTAATGGTCAGGGTATAGGCTCAGCTATTATAGCGGCTGGTGGAAGTATAAGCCGTTTCGAGGGGTATATGTATATATCCGGGCTGCCTAATCTCGTAGTTAGTACGTCTGCTGGAGACACCTACGCCATGGCATCTGGGCAGAGTAGGGTTCATCAAGAACAGGACCTACCTGCACAGCTACCGGCACAGGCTCACGGTACGATGTGCCAAGTGGGTACAGCTTCAGCTGAGACAGCGTGGTATCAGTTCGACTACAATTCTCGCACCTGGTCTGAGGTTGGGGCCTACGGCAGCATCTCCAAAATTACTAACATGCCCCGGGAACTGGCATCTGATGATAATATCATTGTCCGTGAATGGGAGGGGCGTCTCGCTGGGAACGACGAAAACAATCAGGATCCTGGGTTTATTGAGAATGGTTACATTACAGGTATAGCAGCATTCCAGGGCCGTCTGGTGCTGCTTAGTGGTAGTGTAGTGGATATGTCAGCCTCTGGGTTGTATCAGCGATTCTATCGCTCTACCGTAACCTCGCTGCTGGACACGGACCGTATCAGCATTAGCTCGGCATCTGCCCAGGATTCCGTGTACCGTACAGCTATACAATTCAACCGAGACCTGGTTCTGTTTGCAAATAGCATGCAGGCTGTAGTACCTGGGTCAGTAGTACTTACTCCAACTAACGCCAGTATTAGCATCACTAGTACCTATGAATGCGACAGCCGAGTAACACCAGTGATGGCTGGGCAGACTGTGATTTACCCGAATAAGCGCAACAGTAGCTACGCGGGTATTCTAGAGCTTATCCCATCTCCGTACACTGCCTCACAATACGCTACGCAGGATGCGACTGTGCATCTCCCCCGGTATATTCCTGGGCGGGTGCTGCAGATGCAAAACTCCAGCGTCACTAATATGGCGTTTGTGCGTATGTCAGGTCAGCGTAAGAATCTGCTGGTATATGAATTCATGTGGGGTGGGCAGGATGGTGGTAAGGTGCAAGCAGCCTGGCACCAGTGGACGTTCCCGTATAATATCCTGAGCGTGCAAGCACTTGAAGATGAGGTATTCTTGTACCTCCAAGGGCCTAGCCCTGGCAATAAACTTCTGATTCTGTCTATGGACCCACGTGAGGGATACAACCTCGGCAGTGAGTACACGAACGCCTACTCGGACTTGCAGACACAAGTTACTGTAAGCGGCGGGGTGCTAGAGGTGCCCGCAGTGCTGCGCCCGGTGGGTTGGGCAGATACCTACAAAGAGGACTTAATCCTTACCTATCCAGCCAATAGTCCCATGGGGCCTACTGAGGTAGGATTGCAGGATATTGCCGGTACAAACCAGCTCAGCGTAGTGCGTGGTGTGCCTGATGGGCAGTATACTATGGGTCGAAGATACAACAGTACATTCACTCTGACTACCCCAGTACTGCGGGATCAGAATGATAAGCTAGTTGGTAGTGGGCACGTGCGCTTGCTGCGTCTGGATGTTGCTGTACGCAACTCTGGGCACTTTGATGTGCACGTAACGGATACGCCCCGGGATGTTGACTGGAGTGGAGAACTCACAGGTATCTTGATGAACTCCAAGGAGCTGACGCTGGGGAAAACCTTGCGTATGGACCTAGCGACTATCACGGTACCGTGCCGTACTAACGCGGACACTACAGAAGTCACTTTGTATACAAAAGGCTCCCAGGAGATGAACGTGCTGGATATATCTTATATCTTGCGCTACAACCAACGCAGACGGAGGATTTAATATGTGGTGGGCCGTCGCTGCCCTAGCGGGCACTAAGCTGCTTGGTGCTGGTGCACAGATTGAGGTTGCTAAAGCACGTAACAAAGCAGTAATTCAGCAGACAGCGAAGCAGTTAAACGATATCGCGCTGCAACGGGCTCAGTCCAGGGATCGGACTGAGGTTGCCCTGTTCAACGTTCAACAGCAGAAGCTGCAAGCACAGAGTCAGGTAGGCCTGCAAGCTGCTGCGTCCGGTACTATGGGGGCGTCTGTTAAGGATGCTGTAGCAACTGTGAATACAGTCGCAGACCGACAGGTATCTGGAATCCGGGCCCAGCAAGCCACTCAGGAAGAAGGCTACCGAATGATGGTGGATAAGGCTGTGGATAGTGGGTTAGCCAACATGGACCTGGAGAGCGGGTACGACAAGATGTTTAACGCCGCATTGGGCTTTGGTGGGCAGCTGCTCGGGCAATACATAGGGAATGAACTATCCAAGAGCACTCCCGATAGTACCGACACCGCCCCGGAGCCTGCAGCAGATAATTCGTTCTTGTATGACCTATGGGGCAGCAAGGGTAATAGCAAAGTACACACCTGGTAAACTAAGGGGAAGTAAATGCCTGTAATTCAACCCAACCGACAGGGTCTAAATATCGGCGGCGTGCAATTGCAGGCCAACGAGGTTAACTTACCCTCTACCGTCGGGGATGTAGTAGTAGACACATCTAAAGCAAATCGCCTTGCAGCACTCTCTGGCTTCGTCCAGGACTTCGGCATAGGGTTTGATGCAGCAGTAAAAGAAAATGCAGCAGCAGCCACTGTGCGAGGTGCTATGGATGCCCAGGGTGCAGTAGATGCAATGGCCTCTAAAGATGAGGCAGTACAGAAGCAGAATCTATTTGTACGAGAAGCCTACCAGGATGGTTATGTATCTGCTGCGGCCTACGATTCTCTAGCTAAGTGGCGTACGGATAGTATTACTCGCGCTAAGAAGGCAGCTGAGGCTGGACTGACTGATGAGGAATTCCACCAGCAGGAGCAAGAGCATGTTCAAGCTATGTCTGACAAGCTCGGTATGTATCTTCCGGATATGTCCAAACAGTCCGCTACGGCGGTACTGCAACAGCTCCGTGCAACCAGCTTAGCAAACTACACAGCCTTCCAGAAGGGTCGTGCAGAGTTTGCGGTAGCGCAAGCAGACCGTGCTCTGGACCGTGGACTCAGCTCCTCCGTTGATGAGTTCTATCAGCGCCTGGATGCTGGGCAGGGTGCTGCCGCGCAGATGTCAATTAAGACAGGGCTGGATAGCATTCTTGCAGCTGAGCATCTGGATAAACCCAAGAAGTTGGACCGGGCCAAGCAGTATCTGGTTAGTGTAGCGCAGCAGACTCAGGATCCTTTAATCATCAACCAGTTGCAGGAAATGGCAACTAAAGAGCTTGGCGTTAACTCTGTAGACGTCAATGCTGCGCTGTATCAGGAGTTTAAGCGCGCGGGCACTCAGATTGAGACTCAGGCCCGCTTTGAAATCTCAGATGCAATTCAGTCTCTTGAGGGTCAATCCCCGGAAGAGCAAGAGCAGACGATGCAACGTATTCGCAACCGCGTGATTGAGTTATCTGCTACGGATGTACTGAGCCCTGGCACCAGTATGGAGTTCTGGAACAAGGCCCAGACTATCCGAGAGAAGACTGCAGATACACAGGCTTTACGCAGTGCTATCACAGGGAATCTACCTACATCCACCTTAGCTGGGATGTTCGGAGGGGATCTGGATAAAGCACGTACGCAGGTACTCAAAAGCTTCCCAGACACTCCGGAGGGTAACTTGCAACTACTAGCTTACGGTAGTAACAGCAAGGACTCGTGGGCTACCGATGCAGCGTACAAACGTATGTCTGCGGATATGATGCGTACACTAACCACACTGGATCAGCTTGGCGAGGATGGTGAGGTTTCTCGTGAGAATGTCAATAGCATCAACTTGTGGGTGCAGGCGTATACTACTAGCAAGGACTTAGGGCAGAGGGCACTACTGTCTGAGATCCCATATGAGTGGAAAGGTATAGTGCAATCAGCAGTTGCACAGAATCCCAATAACGCAAGCAACACCATTCTGGATGACTTGCGTCGCCAATCCCGTAATAAGGCTAGTGGACGCTACAGTAATATTCAAAGTAACCCTACAGACAAGATGGTTGACCCGAGTCACACTGCTAACTGGTTCAGCTTCTTCGGTACAGCGGATGCACAGCGCCAGGAAGCGCGCGCCGCTATGGAAGAAGAGTATCGTTATGTATACAACCACAACCCAGAGGCGTTAGTTGGTAAGGACCCTGAGGATATCAACACGATGCTCAAAGGTAACATCCAAGCCCGTAAACTGGAGCTAGAGATTTCCGGGGCACCTAGGCACGTGTATCTACCAGCTGGAACTTCTATTCAATCCTTAATGGGTGATTATCGAGGAGACCAGGAGCAGTTCAAGTCGTCTCTGCAGCAGCAGATTCAGAACCAGGTCAATGCCTTAATCGACCCAAGCAACCTTGAGCGCGTAGTAGTGCAGGCTGCTACAGCAGGCAACTCAGCACAGAATATGACTGTCACCGTATTCGACAAGAAGGGTACCTTTCAGACTATGTCTGTGAATTTACAGGATGTTCAATCTACTGCTCAGGATGCTTACAACAAGGCGCTGGCTGGTGAGATGAAGATTGGTAGTGAGCAAGTAGGTATTCGCCCAGCTACGTTCTACGACCACGACAACGGCAGAGCTGTAAGTGTCCAGGTCAACGGTCGTAATGGGGCGGGTGTAGAGCCTTCTTTATTCAGTGAGATTCTTGCCAATACCATGCAGTTTGAGGGATTCCGGGAAGGTAAAGGTAACGGCAGTGTAGGTTTTGGTCTGCACAACAACTCAGGTATGCCTGTTCCGAAGAAGGTTACTATCGACGATGGTATCAGCATTCTGAAATCCTCTCTGGAGCAGCAGTATATCCCGAACGCGAACAAGCAACTGCGCGGACAGGGCTTGAATGCCTCTGCGGATGCTATGAAGGTTATGGTTGATTTGAACTACCACGGTGGTAACGGAAGTTCTGGCCCAGTAGCTGAGGCTGTGGCACAAGTACGTAAGGCATCCAAGACCCCTGTAGGGGCGTACCAATACCCTGTATCTGAGGCTCAGGGTAAGGCCTGGCAAGCACTACGGAATACCCCAGCTTACAAGCAGGCACAGCCTAAGCGTAAGAAGTATCTGGAGCAAGGACTGCGTAACTGGATGTTTGAGGTAACACACTAACAGAGGCCCTTCGGGGCCTCCCCTTATCAAAATTCTTTTAGGAGATCTTATGGCTCAATTTCTGAACCGAGAACCGAATCCACAGGAAAAGGATTCTGCTAAGGGTACAACCCTTAAACCTGCGCCTGCGCGTATAGATTGGAACGATGCAGGTGACGACGGCTTAAACGCACTGGAACGTGCCTCCTTACTAGCACAAGCCAAGACACCTGCTACTACAGTCGCAGAGAGCTTTGCGTCTGGTATGGGTAACAGTATCATCGCTGCGGCTATCCGTAAAGCCTCTGCCCCGGCATTTGTCCCAGAGCAGGGTTTTGATGCGAAGAAACAATTAAACACTGATTCACGGGTTAAACTCTACACCCCCAACCAGGAAGAGATTGATTACTTACATGGGGCAGTGTCTCTGGAGGACTATAACTACCGCATACAGCAGATGCTTGATCAGCGTCATCGCGATCGCTTAATGGCTGACAACACAATAGCCGGATTCGCTGGTGCTATAGCAGGTGACTCTCCGTTTCTCCTAGCTCCGATGTCTGCGGCAGGTATCGCTGGTCGGGCTGGCTTAGCAGTGCGCACTGCTATCCGCGCAGCGGATGTAGGTACGGCTGTTTATGCACAGGACCAACTTGGTCAGTCTGCGGCAGTTACTGCTCTTGTAGCAGGTGTAGCTGGTCTAGACCAACTCTGGGATATCCGTAGGGCAGTGCGCGCGTCTACGGTAGCTGCCTCAACTACGAGAACTGCTGAGACCACACCTAATACTGCTACGGCAACTTCCCGCACTGCTCCGGAAGAAGTAGCAACAAGTCGCAATGGGGTAGATTCCCCTGCTGGCCCGTCTAATGCGCAAGCTAATAGTGCCGCGGCTGCTAAAACCACTGACGGTTTACCAGAAGGTTTAAGCTTGAACGTGCTGGATGATGTAGAGCACCACGCTTACTCTGGTGTACGCGTACCTGGTATAGAGGTAGAAGTAAATCGCGGAGATAAGTTGGTTGGTGTTGTGCAGGCTTATCGTGTAGGTGACGATTTACAAGTAGCACATGCCTGGGTGGATAAATCCCTGCGTGGCAAGGGAGTAGGTGCGAGCATGTACAAAGCACTGGTTAAGCGCGCTACTGATGCAGGGTATGGCAACTTGTTGTCTGATAGCTCCGTAACTGCGTCTGCTCAGCAGATGTGGCGCAAACTTGGTGCTACCAAAACCAAAGATTTTAAAGAATTAACGGATGGTATTGAGGGGCAGCGTTATGCGGTCTCTGCGGATGAAAAGTCCCCACTCTTTACTTTGGACTTGAAACGTCCTGTGTTTGACCTAGATGCGCCCACAACTCGTACAGCAAGGGATGCTAATGTTACAGGAGTAGGAGAGGGAGACACAATCCTCACTAAGGTACTGGATGAACCTATCCCAGTTCGCCGAAACAACACTGCTGCTGTTAATATGAAAGCGCAGGACGTAGTTCGTTTCCTCAAGACCTCTGAGCACTTATCTAAAGGTCAGAAGGCTATTCTGGACACACTGGGCGACGCTGTACAGGATATTGACTTTAAACTGGTGGCTGGTTCTTCTAACCGTAGCCACTATGGATTTTCACCCGCATCAACAACTGATAGGGGTTTTGTATCTTTACGTGCCCCTAAGAAAGCTAACGGAAGTACCTGGACTACTGCCGGGGATGCTCTGCGTGCTATGGATGCGGACACTAGCCGAGTAGCAGTGCACGAACTGATTCACGCTGCCACCACCAGGGCTATTAAGCAGAATCCGGAAATTGCTAGTAAGCTGGAAGAGGTGCGCGCTGCAATAGCAGCAGATTCAACTCTTAGCGATAAATTCAAGTATTATGCAAGTGACGTGCACGAGATGCTGGCTGGACTGGGAGACAGCCCTGAGTGGGTAGAATACCTCTCTAGAACTAAATCTCCTACTGGTAAAAGCATGCTCCGCCAGATTGGTGAATACATCATGAACGCCCTAGGGGTTCGCACCAAGGGTTCCGCTCTGGAGGATGTTCTGGACGCGTACGAGGACGCTGTCAAGTGGACCGCAAAGGACTACGCAGACCAAGCTCAGAGCTTCCGGAGTGAGTCCTTCCAGGACTTGGCGGGTACATCAGTTAAGAATGAAGCCTTGAAGGCCCAGGCTATGATGGACACTGCTAAGCGTAAGCTCGCCACTATGTTCTCCTTGTATGATAACATCGCAGAAGGTAGTGAGGACCTCGCACGCTTACTAGTATCTGATGCTACTGCTGTAGGCGGTCGTAAACCGTCTGTGGTGGACTTTAAGCGTAACCTTACGTTGGAGATGGATGCTAGTGCCAGTGTAGTCGAGGATGCTATACTCGGTGCCCTCAAGGCCAAAGGTGTAGGTTTCACGGACCGCTTCTTCCATCGTAGCAACTTCCGAGCAGCTCGCGCTGACTTAGAAGACCGCTTAGGCCGTTACTTGGACTCTGCATATAGCGCCGAGGTTAATGGACGCCCTGTACCTCTGCCGGACTCTGACTTGGTTCCGCTAGTAGAAGCGTACCGCAACTCCGGCTGGGCCAGTAAGTGGCACGATCACATGACTGCTGCCGGCCTGGTGGATGATGGTACTCTGATTAAATCAGACTACTACTTCCCGCGCCAGTACAGCTACGATAAGATGCGTCAGGGTATTGCAAATGGTCGCTCTTTGGATAACTATCGGGATCTGTTTCGTCAGGCACTGCGTGATGTATATCCATCTATGGAGCCTGAAGTCGTCCAGCGTGTCGCTAAGGAAATGGTTGATGGTATCTACAATGGCCGCGCCTCGGCTTCCGGCCCTATGTGGAAGCAGCTTATCAACGGTATGGGTAACGACGAAGTAGTCATGGCTATGCGTAATGCTGGTGTAGATGAAAGTGCAATCCAGAGCTTCCTGGCGGGTAACATCCGGGAATCTGGTGCTACATCTCCTGCTCGGAACCTGCGTCAACGTACCCGCTTCAATATGGATAAAGAGTACATCGTGGATGGTCAGGCTATGCGTATGCAGGACCTGATGGATACTGACGTAGCCAAAGTAATGCACGGTTACACCAACCGTATGTCTGGGCGTGTAGGTATGGCTTATGCTGGGGTATCCGACCTCAAGATGCTGGAGACGACGATTAACGAGTCCAAACACGCTCTAGCCGATTCGGGCAAGTGGGAGAAGACTGTTAACGACACCATTGACTTTATCCTGGGTGGAGCACCGGCCGATGCCGGGCAGATGCCGGACCTGTTGCGTGCAGCTGGTAACATGGCTAATGCCACCATGCTCAAGAACTCCGGGTTGTATCAGCTTACTGATACAGCCTTAGCTATGAAAGAGTTTGGTATGTCCCGAGTACTCCGCAGTATGCGTGAGCAGCCCTGGTTTAAAGAGGGTGCCGTAGCTATTCGTAATCCGGACATGGCTAGT